CTCAGATAGAGCAGGCAAAAAGGCAGACCACACAGAAGTAACGATTTAGGGGCCAAGGCTCCGTGATAACAGAACAGCGTTCATCGTCGAGCCCTGGCCCCGCTCAAATCGAGGGCCTAACTGCCGAAATGAAGTAACGACCAAGCAATTGGTCTGCTTTGTTTTGGCAGTTTTTTATTTGTCCGCAAGCTGATCCAGGTAGCCATTCAGTACCATCTGGAAGGCTTCATCCGGGAATTCCGTTTCGCGGAATGACTTCACCACAGGGAGGAATCTGCCCATCAATTCATTTACTAATTGAAATCTTGAACTATTACCGACACTCATGAATTCATAGTGCAGATCCTCATCGGAGATATCGCTTTTTGCATAATCCTCTGGGTGCTGGTAACTGGCAAAGTAAAATGCTGGATACTCAATGTCTTTTTGCTTTCCTCTGCATTCTGGATACCCAAAATCTTCTTCGTATTCATACACCCACTCTGGAACTGTAACGGTCGTGTAGCGCATTTTCGATTCACAAAGAAGTTTTGTAATCAATGCAAATGCGGCGCGAGGACTGGTTTCTGCTTTGGCGACAGCGGTATTTCCAACCAACTCATCGATGGATACCGCAAAGTGCTGGGAGATGCGGTACAACTGATCCAGATTGAACTGCTTGGTTTCCTTGGGGTTTAGCGCCTTGCTCACATTGGCCTGAGTCATGCCAGCAATTTCCGCAAGTTGTGCCTGGGTAATATCGTTTTTCTTCATCAGTATACGAATATTCTCCTGGAGCAACTCAAAATTCAGTTCCGACATACTAACATTCCCTTCTGATATATAAATTCGTTTTCGACATGAAATTATAAGATTTGAATATATCCTACCACATTTTGTATGATTTTGGTAGTCCCAAAGATAAAAAGAAAGGAGGCCAGCCATGGAAATCATTAAAAATCTGAACAACAAGCGGATCTGCGACCGCAGCAAGGACCGAAAGGTCGTGGAGATCATCCAAAAGGACTGTTTAACCCGGATCACAGCCAACCCCGACGGCACCCTCAACATTCAGCACATCCACATTTCTACAGCAGCGTAAGTAAATAAAAACATGGTAATCCGCCAGAACGCAAGACGGCAGCGCGGGATCTCACTTCTCCCCCCTATGGGAGCAGTAGATCTCACCCTGCCGTCTTTTTCTGTTTCTAGGTGGATTTAGCGGCTCTGGACGGATTCCCCCGAATCTGAAAGGAGCCCAATATGACTGAAAAAACCTATTCTATTCATCTTCGCCAGACCAACGAGCGTATTCCCTGCACCGAGCAGGAGTTTAAGGATTACTACCGGGATATCGATGCTTTCCGAAAAAAGCAGCAGCGGCACGGTCGTTGTGTATGCCCGACCTCAAAGCACCTGGACTGTGACATGGATTGCTATACCTGTCCCTTCCGGCGGCAGGGAGATATGGTCTCGCTGGATGTGAACATCTCCAAGGAAGACGGCGATGAAATCACCTGGGTGGACGCATTAGAGGATACCGCCCCTCTGATTGAGGACCTCGTTACGCAGAAAGCCGATCTGGATCAGTTGTTCCTGCGTATTGAGGAACTGATGCCCCAGGCATTACAGATTGGCACCCTCCGGCAGCAGGGCTTGACCGACACGGCAATCGCCGAGGAGATCGGTGTCGGCAGAAAGACCTTTGCTCACCGCCTCATGCGGCTCCGAGAGGTCCTGGAAAAAGAATATCCTGATTTTTTCTAATGTTTTTTCCTGCTTCATTTCCAAACGGCATTCCTCATGTCCGTTGAGGGGTGTAAGGGGCATCCCAAGACCGCTCCTTCCAGGGAGGTGAAAATATGCGTGAGTATGAAACCCCCACGATGAGCGCCCAGGAAGAACTAACCGATCTTCTTCTGGATTTCATCATCGTGGCCGCCCGTCTGGCTCAGAAACTGAACCGGGCAATGAGAGTAAAAAAGAATACGGAAGGAGGCAAGCACCATGGGCAGAATCAGCGACTTGGAAATGCTGATCAGCGATCTGCGCACAGCGGCGGCAACAATCAATGAAGCCATCCGCGCCCTGACCGAAATGTTCTCCGGGAAGGCGGCAGAAGCCAGTTCTCCCCCGGTCGAACAGAAAAAAGCCGAGCCTCCTCTGACTTTGGAACAAGTGCGAGCTGTTTTGTCGGTGAAAAGCCAGGAAGGCAAAACAGAAAAGGTACGCCAGCTTATTGAAAAGTTCGGTGCTTCCAAGCTGTCCGGAGTCAATCCCAAGGATTATAAGGCTCTCATGAAAGAAGCGGAGGAACTGTAATGCCACCAGGTAAGCACGCCGTCTTATCGGCATCCTCCTCCCATCGGTGGCTCAACTGTAATCCCTCTGCCCGGTTGGAGCAGGAGTTTGAGGACAGAGAGACCACCGCTGCCGCCGAGGGCACCGCTGCCCACGCTCTGGCAGAACACAAACTGCGGAAGGCTCTGAAGAAGCGTTCCAAGAAACCCATCAGCGAATATGACTGCGACGAGATGGATGCCTACACAGATGACTATGTGGCCTTCATCCTGGAAGCCCTGGAAGAAGCCAGGCAGACCTGCTCCGATCCCCTGATCCTCATTGAGCAACGCCTGGACTTTTCCTGCTACGTGCCGGACGGCTTTGGCACCGGCGACTGCCTCATTGTGGCGGATAAGCTACTGCACATCATCGACCTGAAATACGGTCAGGGTGTCCTTGTGGAAGCAGAAAACAATCCCCAGATGATGCTGTATGCCCTGGGAGCGCTGCGGATCTTCGATTCCCTGTATGACATCGAAGAGGTGGCAATGACCATCTATCAGCCCCGGCGACAGAATGTCAGCACCTGGCGGATTTCCGTAGCGGATCTGCTGGACTGGGCAAACAACACCCTTATCCCCAAGGCAGATCTGGCCTACAAGGGCGAGGGCGAGTATATCCCCGGTCCCTGGTGTACCTTCTGCAAGGCGGCGGTAAAGTGCCGCGCCAGAGCGGAAGCCAAGTTGCAGCTTGCCCAGTACGAATTTGCTATGCCCCCTCTGCTCACCGACGCGGAGATCGAGGACATCCTCTCCAAGCTGGATGACCTTACGAAGTGGGCTTCGGAGATCCAGGCTTATGCCCAAGATGCCGCCATCAACCACGGCAAGGTCTGGCATGGCTACAAGCTGGTGGAGTCCCGGAGCAACCGCAAATATGGCAATGAGCAGGCGGTCATCGATGCCGCCACCCAGGCTGGATACACCGACATCTTCAAAAAGAGCCTGATTCCCATTACCGAAATGGAGCGGCTCATGGGCAAAAAGACCTTCGCAGAAGTCCTTGGCGGCTTGGTAGTTAAGCCCCAGGGCAAGCCGACCCTTGTCCCTGCATCCGACAAGCGTCCGGCCATCACAACCATTGGTGCAAAAAATGACTTTACTGATATTACGGAGGAAATGTAATTATGGCTACTAACGCAAACGCCACCAAGGTGGTTACCGGCACCGTCCGTCTGTCCTACGCTAACGTGTGGGAGCCTGCTTCCATTAACGGCAGCAAGCCCAAATATTCTGTGTCCCTCATCATCCCCAAGAGCGACACCAAGACCCTGAACGCCATCAACGCAGCTGTCGATGCCGCCATCCAGGAGGGTGCCTCCAAGTTCGGCGGTAAGATCCCCAACAAGGCTGCTCTGAAGCTGCCCCTGCGTGACGGTGATCTGGAGCGTGATGACGAAGCCTATCGGAACGCTTTCTTCATCAACGCCAACAGCCAGACCCCTCCCGAAATCGTTGACCGCGCTGTCAACCGTATCCTGGATCGCTCCGAAGTCTACTCCGGCTGTTATGCCCGAGTGTCTCTGAACTTCTATGCCTTCAACTCCAACGGCAATCGTGGCATCGCCTGCGGTCTGGGCAACATCCAGAAGGTTCGTGACGGTGAGCCTCTGGGCGGTAAGTCCTCCGCGGCATCCGACTTCGCAACCGACCTGGACGAGGATTTCCTGTCCTAAGTACCTGGCGGTGTGGGTGGTAGGGGCAACTCTACCACCCCTGCACCGCAGGAAGGAGCCTATATGAAAAACCTATCCATCGATATTGAAACTTACTCCCCGGTCAATCTGACAAAAAGTGGTGTGTACCGCTACTGTGATTCCCCGGAGTTTGAGATCCTTCTGTTCGGCTACAGCGTAGATGCCGGACCCGTCCGCGTGGTTGACCTGACCGCCGGGGAGCGTATTCCGGCTACCATCATAGCCGCCATTACTGACGATACCGTGACCAAGTGGGCCTTCAATGCTCAGTTTGAACGGATCTGTCTGTCCAGACATCTGGGAATGCCCACCGGCACCTATCTGAACCCGGATTCCTGGAAATGCACCATGGTGTGGGCCGCCACCCTGGGTCTGCCTCTCTCCCTGGAAGGCGTAGGTGCTGTACTGGGCCTGGAAAAGCAGAAGATGAAAGAAGGCCGAGACCTGATTCGCTACTTCTGTACCCCTGCCAAAAACCGTGAGGGAAAAACTTTTCGACATTTTTCGACAGACGCGCCGGAGAAATGGGTCACCTTCAAAGCCTACAACCTCCGGGACGTGGAAACGGAACTGGGCATCCAGGCAAAGCTGGCTAAGTTCCCTGTGTCGGAGAGTGAGTGGCGAAACTACCACCTTGACCAGATCATTAATGACCGGGGCATCATGCTGGATCGTACTTTTGTCGCCCAAGCCATCGCCTGCGATGAACAGTTCAAGCAGACCCATATGTTCCAGGCCAGATCCGTTACCGGGCTGAAAAACCCTAATTCTCCGGCGCAGCTGAAAGCATGGCTTGCCGAAAAAGGTATCGAAGCGGACACGCTTTCCAAAGCCGCTGTTGCCCAGCTTCTGGAGCAAGCGGACGGTGAGGTGGAACTGGCCTTGTCCCTCCGGCAGGAGCTGGCAAAAAGTAGCGTTAAAAAGTACACCGCCATGCAGACGGTGGTCGGCTCTGATGACCGGGCAAGAGGACTGATCCAGTTCTACGGTGCCAACCGCACAGGCAGATATGCCGGTCGGCTAATCCAGGTACAGAACTTACCCCAAAACCATCTGCCGGATCTGGACCAAGTCCGGGCCCTTATCCGCTCCAGCAATTTTGAAGCCGTGGAGATGCTCTACGATTCCGTCCCCATGGTGTTGTCCGAACTGATCCGTACCGCCTTCGTTCCAAAACCTGGACACAAATTCTTCGTTGCTGACTTCGCTGCCATCGAGGCCCGGGTAATTGCCTGGATTGCCGGAGAGCAATGGCGGCAGCAGGTCTTTGAAAACGGCGGTGACATTTACTGTGCTTCCGCTTCTCAGATGTTCCATGTTCCCGTTGAAAAACACGGTGTGAACGGTCACCTCCGACAGAAGGGCAAGATTGCCGAGTTGGCCCTGGGTTATGGCGGCAGCGTCGGTGCCCTGAAAGCCATGGGCGCTTTGAACATGGGTGTGCCGGAAGAGGAACTGAAACCCCTGGTGGATGCCTGGCGACTGTCCAATCCGAAAATTGTGAAATTTTGGTGGGATGTGGACAGGGCAGCAACCACCTGTGTCCAGAAGCGTACCGCCACCGATACCCACGGCATTCGGTTCATCTACCAAAGCGGCATGATGTTCATCATCCTGCCCTCCGGCAGAAAACTGACCTATGTGAAACCCAAGATGGGCATCAACAAATACGGCAATGAGTCCGTCACCTATGAAGGTGTGGGCTTACAGAAAAAGTGGCTCCGGCTGGAAAGCTATGGTCCCAAGTTCGTGGAGAATATTGTCCAGGCTACCGCCCGGGACATTCTTGCGGAAGCCATGCTCCGCCTGGAAGCCCACGGCTACCGCATTGTCATGCACGTCCATGACGAAGCCGTTATCGAAGCCCCGGAGGATACCTCTCTGGAGGAGATTTGCCGGGTCATGGGAGAAGCCCCCAGCTGGGCAAACGGATTGATACTGCGCGCAGACGGTTATGTCTGTGACTTCTATAAAAAAGACTAAGGAGGCTCTGACCTATGAGAAACAGAGATCGTCAACGGGAAAACCGTCGTATGAAACGCATTCTGGAACAGCAGAAATGTGCCTGTTCCAGAAGCGACTGCAAAAGCTGCAACAACGGATACTGTAGGAGCCTGCACTGTACAGACTTCGGCGGTAAGCCCTGTCCCTTCTTCAAAACTAAGGAACAGATGGAAACGGAGCAGTCTGCTGTTCTTTCCCGGCTTACACAGCTAGGTCGGCATGATCTTATCGAAAAATATTACGGAGGTGACAACCGTGGGTATCAACAAGTTTAATTCCGAGGGCTACCACGATCCTACCGCCTACGAAGCCCTGACCATCATTGCCAGGGAAGCAAAGGAACTGCGGTCGTTCCGCCCTATCGTTTATATCTGCTCTCCCTATGCCGGGGATGTGTCGAA